CCAGATCTTTTCCTCCATCATTTTTCAGATTCGATGAGCTTATCATCTGATGAAAACGAAACCCCAATCGACGATGTTCTAGCAACGGTAGAACTGTTTGCGATGACAGACCCTTCAGCAAGGTCTCGTCGCAGACATCGTGAGGCTGGTGAGTTTACCGCTCTTCCTGGGTTAAAAGAGATTGCGCGTTACGGAGGTTACTCTGTTTATCGCTCGCCCCAGAATACGGATCCGTTCATCCGTCAAACTCTAAAACTATTCGATCCTGACCTGTACGGAAATATCTACGGGTTCACGCGTCGACCAACTGGTGTTGAAGGGATGTACAAGTCTCTCAACATATTTGGTGAAACACGCCGCGAGTTCTCAGATCTTTCTCAGTCTCAGCGATCGGCCATGAAAACCGCAATCGGTAAAGCGCGGTCCGCTTTCAAGCTTGTTAACAAGCATGAACCCCTCGACTGGCACGAGGTGGGGCAGTATATGAAGCGAGACACCTCTGCGGGAGTATCCTTTCCGGGCAAGAAGAAAGGAGATGTGCTCCCTCAGATCTACACTGAAGGCAGGTGGCAAGGCCATCGCATGAAGCAAGGTGGAAAAGGACGATTTGATCCTCGAAAGGTCAGGTTTCCCCCCTGTCTGGCAACGCAAAGAGGTGGTCTCTCTGAGGTCTCTGACCCAAAGACTCGTCTTGCGTGGATCTACCCCGCTGAGATGCTTATGGTGGAAGGGCTCTACGCCCCTGTCATGTACAGGGAGTTCGAAAAGATGCCAAATAGCCCCATGCTCATTGGGAAATCCAGTCAACGCTTGTTTACCGAGTGGGTGGCTGGTGCTCGGGATGGCATGAAGTTGTACGGTCTGGATTTTTCGAAGTTCGATAGTCGTGTGCCCGCATGGCTGATCAAAATTGCTTTCGATATCCTTCACTCTAATGTAGACTGGCTGCATTGGAGGGGCAAACCAACATCCAAACGTTCTCGACAGAAGTGGAGAAACGTGTGGGATGGTATGGTGTGGTACTTCATCAACACGCCAATACTCATGCCTGACGGCCGCATGTTCCGGAAATTCCGTGGAGTGCCGTCTGGGTCGTGGTGGACCCAACTCATTGATAGTGTAGTCAACTTCATCCTAGTTGAGTACATGGCTGCGTGCCAAAACGTGACCATCAAGAGTCTTAAAGTACTAGGCGATGACAGCGCCTTTAGCTCGTGTGTCGACATGAGTCTGTCTAAAGCTGCAGACGATGCGCATGCCGTGGGAATGGTATTAAGCGTGGACAAGTCAGACGTTGTGGAGGATCCAACACAACTGAAGTTACTTGGAACGACGTACCGAAACGGACATGCTCACAGGCCTCGTGAAGAGTGGTTCAAGCTAGCACTCTATCCTGAAAACGAGGTGAAAGATGTTGAAACATCCCTGTCCAGACTCATCGGTCTTTGGATTGGCGGCGGAATGTGGGATACCCACTTCTCTTCTTTCATGCACTACTTCCAACGTGCGTACCCTTGTCCTAGTGAAGGCTGGTTCACTAAGGATCAACGGCGTTGGCTAGAGATAGTGCATGGTGGCAGAGCACCCAGAGGTTGGACATCGAAGAGGTCCCTCTTTTGGAGATCAATCTTCTACGTATTGTAGGAGTGTTACTCTCGTCCGAG